GACGAACTAAAAGCCGTACAGTTGAAAGCGGGCGAAAAAGGCGAACGAGGAGAGCCTGGCCCTCGTGGAGAACGTGGGGAACAAGGTCCTCCTGGTCCTCAAGGTGTTCAAGGTGAACGAGGTCAAGACGGACAAAAAGGCGAACGTGGGGAACAAGGACCAATCGGACAGACTGGACCTGCTGGGCCTCAAGGGCCTATTGGTTTAACTGGTCCAAAAGGTGCTGACGGCGTTGGTATTCCTCAAAAATTGACCTTATCTGGAAACACGCTTATTTTGTCTGACGGGGGCGGCTCGGTAACTTTACCAGAAACCAGTCAAAATTCTTCCACTTCGTCTAGTGAACTTACTGGTACTGGTATGCCGAACGGTAAAGTAGAAGGTAAACTAGGTCAAACTTATGTTGACACAGCTAAAACAAATGGTGCGCTGAAATGGATTAAACGAACTCCTTCAGGTAACACTGGTTGGGCGGTATTAGATGGAGATACTGGTTGGAAAACCCTAAATACAGCTTCTAAACTCGGTAATTCATACGTAAAAGCACGAAGAATTAATGATATTGTGCAATTACAATTTGGCGGACTACAATGGGGCTGGTTCGGTATTGTTCGCCGTGGTGGGCTTGGATTCGTGGCGCATCCTGGAAACCGTGAAAAGAAAGTTTTCATCTTAACAAATGGACAAATGCCTTATGGTTACCGAACGGCCACATCATTAATCGGACCGATATATAACGATGATGGGGTAGCTTATGGTACATGGTATCTGGGAGGCTATGGAGACGCAAACCATTTACGTTTCCAATTCTTAGAAACAATACCAGCAGATAAAGATATCGGCGACATAAGGGTTTCTAACATAAGTTATTTCACAGACGACCCTTGGCCGACAACATAAGGAGGAATATGTAAATGGAAATTGATACAAGTAGATACAGAGAGGGATTACCTCAAATCGGTTATGCGCCTTATCGTCAAATTCACGCGCATTCAACAGGAAACAGAAATTCAACAGCACAGAATGAAGCAGACTACCACATGCGTAGACCTGTAGAATCAGGCTTTTTCTCTCACGTTGTGGGGAATGGCAGAGTCATGCAAGTAGGTCCAGTCAATCAAGGCGCTTACGATGTTGGAGGTGGCTGGAACGCTGAAGGCTACGGACAGGTAGAATTGATTGAAAGTCATTCCACAATGGAAGAATTTATGACGGACTATCGATTGTATGTAGAATTATTACGTAACCTAGCCGATGAAGCAGGTATTCCTAAAACACTCGATTCAGACGATTTAGAAGGTATTAAAACACACTACTATTGCACGTATAATCAACCCAACAATTACAGCGACCATGTAGACCCTTACCCTTATCTAGCTAAATGGGGTATTAGTCGTGAACAATTCAAACGCGATATTGAACACGGTTTAGGCGAAATCAAAGAAGGATGGCAAAAGAATGCTACTGGATGGTGGTATCAGAATTCGGACGGAAGCTATCCAACAAATAAATGGCAACAAATTAACGGAAAATGGTACTTCTTTAATGAAGCTGGTTATTGCTTAACTAATAAATGGATTAAGCGAGGAGCTGTATGGTATTGGTTAGACACTGATGGAACTATGGCTACAGGCTGGAAGAAAATTAACAATGAGTGGTACTATTTCAAACAAGATGGCGAAATGGTTACTGGTTGGGTTAAATATTACGACAAGTGGTACTATTTAAATACTAACAACGGATACATGGAATCACAAGCATTTGTTAAAGGTGCTAAGGGATGGTACTATGTGAAAGAAGATGGAACGTTAGACGAAAAACCGGAATTCACAGTTGAGCCGGATGGATTAATCACCACTCAAAAAGAAAATAAATAATGAAAAAGCCTACCTTAATTGGTAGGCTTTATTTTTTTGCGAATTTTTAAAGAATCGAGTTGTTCCGTATTTGTTCCGTGAATTCCGAAAACGCAAGAATTAACAAGAAACGAAAATGTTGATATGATAGTAAAAATCAATGCTATGAAACGCTATGAAACGTTAATTGTAGTCTGTAGGGGGCATTTTTTATGCTTATTTATAGGCTTTTCTAAAGGTTTTGTTCCGTGGATGTTCCGTGGGATAAAATCTTTATTATTTTTTCATTGTCTGATACTTCTAATTCTTTAATAACGTGAGCATACGTCTGCATTGTAACTGTTGGATTAGCATGTCCTAATCTTTTGCTAACTGAAACGACTTGCACCCCTTGCGACAATAAAATACTGGCGTGTGTATGTCTTAAACTATGAAATCTTATTTTTCTCTCGATTTTCGCTTTTTTAAGTGTATTATCGAGAGTTTTTTTAACTCCATTGTTAGTGATGTCATGAAACACTCTTTCCGTATCTTTCGGAAGTTGGAATAATAGTTTCATTACTTCACTTGGGATAATAATAGTTCTTTTTGCGTTTTTAGTTTTTCCGTCCGTGAAATCTCTAGTGTGTAATGAATCAAACCCTTTCTCAATTTTTACAGTGTTGGTTTCCATGTCTAAATTATCCCAGGTTAATCCCAAACATTCTCCAAAGCGCATGCCACTCACCATCGCTAGTAGAATAATATATCGTGATTGATATCTAGGATTGATACCTTCTATTAACGCTGCATACAATCTTTGATATTCTTCAAAAGATAAAAATTTACTTTCTTCAGTAAACGCCCTTTCGTCATTCCCTTTAATTTTAACGAATTCGCATGGATTATACATAAGAACTCTAGTTTGAACCGCATGTTTAATAGCACCGCTTGTATAAGTGTGATATTTAGCAACAGATTCAGTTGATAACCTTTTTGCCAACTTGTTGATGTATGCTTGATAATTATCATGAGTGATATCTTTAAGCATGACATTGAAGTTCTTGCGAACATATCTAATGATCATATCTATACGCTTAGAAACGCCTAAAGAAACAGTGCCATCTTTATACAGTTTCTTCCAATTTTCCATATAATCTGCAAGAAGCATTCTTTCTTTGGCAAAGTTCTTTCCTTGCAACATTTCATTCTCGCGAAGGATGGATGCGTCTTTCGCTTCAGCTTTAGTTTTAAAACCGCTCTTGGAAACAGCCTTTTGTTTTCCATTCTCGTAATAGTAAACTTTATACGTCCACGTTTTTCCACGTTTATAAATGCTTGCCATAGTTTACCAACCTTTCTATTTGTGGTAAAATAGGGCATATTAAATAGCCCTATTGCAGGGTGATTTTTGATGTTTACCACACTGGTTTCTTGGCGGAGAGTAGTGTGGTATTTTTTTATGAAATTTGAGGTAGAGAGTCTATATCGTGCCAGTCTTCAGGAAACCCATATTTTTGTAAAACTGTATTAAAATCTACTGAATGTATTTTTTCACTAGTAGTTTTAAATTGTTTTTTTAAAGCGTTATTCAACGTTATAAATTCATTTCTGGAAAGTGCAAGCTGTAATGATAAATAGATAGCAAAACAACTAGTCCTGTGTTGCCTGTGAGAAAAGTACTGGATATATATAGGTTCAATATAATGAATACTTATACTAGTTCTAAAATCCCATAATTTATTGTTGTGCGCACAGCAGTTTCGTAAATCGTTGATACATTGTAAAAATATATCAACAACATTTGCTTCTAAATTCACCTGCAAACGAACTCCAGTGTTCTGGAAAATATGCTCACTCAATTTCCTCGCGACTTTATTTCTAACTCTATCATCGGAATATAGATACATATATCTGACTGTACCTAAATCTAATTCATTAATGATAACCCATAAAGGAACTGATCCGTGAACCTGGATGTGATGTCCTACAGAATTGTTTGGAGTATCGCTTCTTTGATGATTTCTGTTTAATTTGTTGATTTTCTTAGAAATTACAGCCAGTGTTTGATGTATATCTAAAGTACGATTAGACATGTATGATTCTGTTTTAAGATAGTCGTACTCATTGGGGTATCTTTCGCTAAAATAATAAGCGAAAATAGATTTAAAGTGTTTCTCTACTTGTATTAAAGATTTTAATAGAGTAGATTTTATTTCGCTGTCAAGAATATGTAATTCTACAATTTCATCAAAAGTAGCTCCCTCTCTATACTGATTATTTTCAACTTGCAGTATCTTACTGTATAAATTTATAACGTTATAATAATTATTTTCCAATAGATACTCTTTTGCTTTGCTTTCATCTTCAATAGTAAGTTTTCTAGCTTTCAATTGAGCAATTTGTTGGTTTAAAGAAGAAAAAGGCTTCATTTCATCATTCCTTTATAAAAATATAAAAAAATTCCCTTGCTCTTTAAGAACAAGGGAAGTATTTTCGCGAATAGGTCCTTCCACGTTGTAGTGGTTCAGATAGTCTAACGCTCTTCTCTTGTACTTATAGTATTATATCTCATAAGTGATTGTCAAAGAATAAATAGTTAAGAAAATGTTAAGAAATAGACTGCTACTATATATAGTGTTTTTCTTTTGAAAGCAATATATATCTAGTAAAATCAGTTAAAACAATTTTTTCGTTTCAAACTCTAATACATCTCCATAGATTCATTTAAGTATAGATCCGTAAGAATCGTTGCAAATTCGTCCGCTTCTGACTCTATTTTGGATGTGTAACGATACTTCATGCTCAAAAGATGTGGTGTATTCGTGTTGTAATGTAATACAGCATGTCCTAACTCGTGAGCCATGGTGAATATTTTTTCGTTTTTCGATAGATTTTCATTAATAAAGATAAATTTAATCCTTCTAATCTTAGTATAGTAGCCTTTAACTTCTCCCAGGTCGGCTTCTAATAAGTTTATGTCTAATTCCTTCGCAATCTTATATGGATTGCTAGTTCCGAATTTGCGAACTAAAGATAATACTTTATGTTCAATCCCCAATACTTACAACTCCTATCCTTTCTTATATTTATTTGGTGTAAATTTTTTCTTAGCTTCCATTCTAGCTAATTTAGCAGCGGTTTCTAAAGAAGATATAATCAATTCTCTAGTTTCTTCAGAATACTCAGCAGTTTCTTTAGAATACAATCCATTTTCTAGTTGTTCAATCATCTTTTGAAGGTCTTTTTGGATATCCTTATCTTCTGTATTATTAGCGTTAAAATAAGGCTCATCAGACATACCTATTAAATAGTTAGGGGATACCTCAAAAGCTGAGGCAATCAACCGTACCGTATCCATTCTTGGCTCAACTTTACCATTTTCCCATTTAGAAACATTTGTTTTATTGAAGTTTGTTGGAGAGCCTTTAAAGCTCGAATAATTATTGATTCTGTTGGCAAATTCTTCTTGATTCAAATTATATTTTAATCTTATATCTTTGATTTTG